CACCGAACCGGCTGCCGATGCGGACACCGGCCAGATTGTGCCCGTGTGGGAAGTCTACGAGCGGCAATGGGGAGCCTTGAACGAAGCGACACAAGCTGGCCTTCAGCAGCTTACGCGCCTGATGCACCGCCACGATCCAGCGGCAGCCCCTAGCGGCAACGTAGAGAAGTGGCTGGCGTTTCACCAGCAGGTGCAGGCATCGAGCGTGATTCGCATCCCGTACATCGACGGCGTGAACGAAAAGGACCGAGTGACAAGAGAGCATCGCGGCGAGCGGATTACCTACGAACTGTCTGGACCGCCGCTGGACGTGAATAGCGAACTGGTGCTGCTGTGTAATGAAGTCATTCCGTCGCCGACAACATGAGCCTATCCACCGACATCCGCCGCTTGCTGTTGAGCAAAAGCGCCATCACGTCGCTGGTGGGCACGCGCGTCTATCCGCACCACGTACCGCAAGCGAACGCCGCTTACCCGTGCATCACCTATGCCATCGTCAGCAACGATTCAGCGCACACGCTGGCAGGTGGAGCAGGCTTCGCAGCAAGGCGCTTGCAAATCGACGTGTACGCCAAGACAGAAACCAGCCGCGATGCCGTGGTGGAAGCCGTGCGCAATCAGCTCCAAGGATTCCCGGCAGCCGGAACGTCGGGGACGATTGGCGCGGGAACGGTTGTAACCAGCATCACCTACAAGAATTCACGGGACGTATACGAACCCGACCAAGTGGGCGGGGACGTGGGCTATTACCGAAACATCATGGACTTTTGGATTCGCTTTCAGGAATCCGCGCCAAGTTTTGCTAGTTAATCATCATCGCGAGCACGGGGAGAAAGGTGCCTTGCGATGGCCAACTACGGAGTTAAAGGAACTGTCCTTCAGATTACGACCAGCGGCTCGACCACGGCTTTTACCGCAGTCGGGCAGATTCGTTCAATCGACGCGCCCGGCATGACGATGGCCACGCGAGAAGTCACGCATCTGTTGAGCACGACCAAAGAGTACGAGCCCACCATCGGCGACCCGCAGGAGTTCAAGCTGAGCATCCTGTACGACGCCTCCGATGCGGGCGCGGTTATCTGCCAGCAGCGCACGACCACGCCGAGCACCGTGCTAGGCGGCGATACGTTCAAGATCGTCTGGCCGACGACAACCAAGCTGTTTCAATTCCAGGGCGTGGTCACGGAGTTCTCGCCGAAGGGCGGCGACGTGGAAGGCACCTGGATGGCGGACGTGGGCATTCGCCCGACGCGCGCCATTACCTACCCGACAACCTAGGAGTGAGTTATGGCTGAGCTGACAGGCCAGCAGTTACTAGAAGCCGGCAGTGAAGTGCAGACGCAGGTTGTGGACGTTGGGCAGTGGATTCCCGGCGGCACGATGTTCGTCCGCAAGATGAGCCTGGAGCAACACGACGCATACGAGAAGTCGATGCTCAAGATCACCGTGAACGGCAACAGCGTCAAGCAAGAGCCGGACCTGTTGAACCGGACTGCGAAGCTGCTGGTGTGGACGGTAAGCGACAAGGAAGGGCGCTTGCACTACAAGCCCGCTGACGTTGAAAAGCTGGGGAAGCACCCCAACAAGGATATGTGGCGGCACATCCACGATGAGGCGGCGAAGTTCAACGGACTGAACAAGTCGATTGAGGACGTAGGAAAAAACTCCGAGACGACCCTGCCGAGTGCTTCAAGTTCCGACTAGCACTTGCGTTGGGTCGCACGGTGGGAGAACTGCGCCACATGCCGGTGGATGAGTACCGGAAGTGGATGGGGTTCTACCTGATTGAACCGTTCGGAGATGAGTGGCGGCAGGTGTCTAGGCTGTGTTCGACGATGGCTGGCGCGTTTGGCGGCAAGATCAAGGAATGCGAGTTCATGCCAACCGAGTTGAGCAAGACGCAAAGCAGCGCCGATATGGAGCAAGCCTTGATGGCAGCAATGGCGGGAGTTCCCAATGGCTAGAGCAACGACCAGCATCCAGAAGATTGAGAAGTCGCTGAACCGCATTCAGAAGCACATTGAAAGCGGCAAGCTGGACATGCTCGTGCTCGACGGCGCGGAGCGGATGCTGCAAATCGTCAAGGCACAATGCCCGGTGGACTCTGGCAAGCTCCGCAATTCGCTGTACATCGACAAGCCTGGGGGACGTACTGGCAAGCATGAAGATGCTGAAGTATCTGGAAGCGTGCGAGGTGCACCGGGAAGGCAGAGCCACTTGTCGGTGGAGAACCTGTATTGCCGGATTGCGACAAACGTGCATTACGCCTGGTTCGTGGAGTTCGGCACGAAGAACATGCCCGCTCAACCGTTCATGCGGCCGGCGTTCGACATTGCGGCGCGCCCGATGGTGGACTCGATTCGTTCTGCGATTACCGACCTTGTGATTGAGACTTTTGCGCAGGCTGTCTGATGATTGCTGAAACACTTATCTTAGACTTCGTGGGGAACGCTGCTGGCTTGCAGGATGCCGTGATGGCGTCCCAGCGGGCATTGCAAGCGCTCAACCGCGATACGTCCCGGTTCAGCTTCAGCATCGGGCGCGTGATGCGCACCATCGTCACGCCGATTGCCAGCATCATCCTCTCGGCGTTTGCTGCCAAGAAAGCCTTGGCGGACTTCACGCAGAGCGGCTTGCCGGGAGTATCGCAGTTCAATCAGTCGCTGGGGCTGATGCGGATTAGCATGTTCCGCTTGAGTTCGGCGGTGGGTGAGCTGCTTGCGCCGGCGGCTGAACGGGCGGCGCGGATTGTCACCTGGATTGCCGACCGGCTTGAGCCCATCATCCGCCAGATCACGGCCAACATTCCGGCGATGGCAGCGCTGTTGCGTCAGCTTGGTTCCAACCTGCTGGCCGTATTGCGACCGCTCATGCCAACGGTGTTCGGAATCATCGACGGCATCTTGGCGCGATTCCAGAACGCGGACTGGGGGCAAGTGCTCGCAGAACTGTGGCGAATCTGGCAGCAGACGTGGGCTGGCATCTTGAACTTCGTGGGGCCAATCTTGGTGCGTGTGGCCACGCTGATTGACACTGCGGTGCGTGTGGGGCGTGACGGTCTGGTACAACTGTTTACGTGGCTCACCCAAAAGGCGGCAGAGTTCGGCATCACACTGCCGAACACAATCAAGGGATTGAACACATTCACGGAATCGTTGCAGGCGGCAATCCTGGTCGGCATCTCGGCGCTGGAAGTGGCGATTGACAATATCCCGCTGCTGTGGAGTGCGATGCAGGCGTCTGCGTCAGTTGCCATTCAATGGCTCTCCGACAACTGGCGCAACCTGGCGGACTTCATGGTGGAAGCATTCACCACGTCCATGAGTAACCTGGGCACGCTGCTGATGAACCTTGGGCAGCAGCTAATCCCGGTATTCAGTGCGCTAGGCACTAACCTTGCCGAGATCATGTCGAAGTCGATGTCAGTCGGCTTTGACAACGCATTCAACTACGCGCGCAAGAAGGCGATTCTGTTCTGGATGGAGGATGACTTAGCCAAGATGCCGGCCCCCGCCGCAGCCTCAGTCCGTGCTGGCATCGACCTGATGTATCCCTCCAACACCGTCCCGACGTTCGACTTCACAAACATCCCTGGATTGGATGGCGGCAAGCTGCTGGATGGCCTGATTGATATGCCTGCGCTAAAGCTCGTGAAAGCGGACATGAAGGAACTGAATGCCATCCTAGATCAGATCAATAAGACGTTCGGGGCAGGCGTAGCCAAGCGGATTCAGGACGCATTTCTGCAAGGCCCGAAGTTCATTGCACAGATTATGGGCGGGCTGATTCCGGGGTTTTTCGGGAAGGCTCCAGCGCCGCGTCTTGAGCCATTTGACAACATCGGCCCGCTGCTATTTGGAACTGCGGCAGCCGCCTCGCGCGAGAGCAACCAAGCCAGTAAGAATCCATTGATTCCGCTGGCCCAACAGCAGGTGGCATTGACTAATGAACAGCTTGTCGTCCAGCGCGCACAACGTGACGCCATGAATCGAAAGGCACGCATCGCCAACTTCTAGCGGAACACGGGGAGAATGGTTCCGCATAAGTGGCAGTTATCCAGTGCAAGATGATCGGCAACCGTGCCGGTTCCAACAACTCGCAATATCAAAAGACGTACACCGTCCAGTATCGCATTCTCACGAATGACCCGCTGGACGGCCCGAAAACCGTCGTCAATCACTCCGAGCTGCCAGAACTGTATGACACCTACAGCTTCGGCAATGACACGGAGTCGGGCGTCTACCTCATCGACAAGCAGCCGCGAGAGGAATCGGACGGCAGCTTTAAGTCGTGGATCGTCACTTGCGAATACTCGAACGTCCCGCCGAGTGACCTGTCATCCAATCCGCTCACTGAAGCCGTCAAAGTCTCGATTGGCGTTGACCAGTTCTCCACCGTCATTCGCGTGGATACGGACGGCGAATGGGTGACGAACACCGTCAAGCAGCCGTTTGTCCCGCCGCCCGAGATGGACAACTCGCGCCCCGTGCTCACGGTGCGGCGCAATGAATCGTTCATCGAC